TACCAACATTAGATGATACGATCTTCTGGATCAATGACACCTTCGATAATGCTATGACAGGATTTAATGCATTCTTAAGAGGTGATTGGGATGAAGATGCTTTTCTGAAGAATATCGATGATATGGGTATTGCTCTTGTGGGCATTGCAGCTCTACTAAAACCATTGGGTACATTAACGGTAGTAGCAAAATCGATTGCTAAACTTTCAGCTGCAGCTGTCGCGCTAACTGGTTTATCCGGTGCTGCAAGGAACTTAAATCCTGGTGGAAATGTTCCAGGTGTTACAGCAGCAACAAAATTATCGAGTGCAGAATTAAGAGCACAGGCCGGAAAATTAAGTGCTAAACAACTTGATAGACAAGGTTTAATGAAGAATAAAGCTGGCAAAATAATTGATAAAGCTAGTGGACAATTTGTAGGAGATAATAGAATACAAAAGGCCATGACTGATACTGCAGCTGCTAGCGGTAAATTTTCTAAATTAACCAAATTCTTAAAACTACCTGGAATGGCATATCTTTTTGGAGCTTATGATATCTACAGTATTCTCAATTCTCCAGGACCAATAGAGAGTAAAATAGCTCCATTAGCAGGTATTATATCAGCAATTTTTGGATCTGGTGCCGGAGGTGCAATCGGATTTAGTTTAGGAAGTTTCTTACCAGGACCGGGTAATATAATTGGCGGAGTGGTGGGTGCTGGCTTAGGCTATGTTTACTCAGATATGCTTGGTAAAGGCTTAGCACAATATTTGTTAGGACAGAAAGTTGATGCTTTCGGTGGCGGCTTAGGCATGTTAAATGATATGATGAATGGAAGCGGTAGTTCTAGTAGTCAACCGACCCTAGCACCTAATGGTTCGCCTTCTGATGGTATTTCAAATCAGATTACAAAAAGTGGTAGTACTATTGGGCAAACACTACAGGATGCAGCAAATTCAGGTTATGGTTCTTATGCTGGTGCTGTTGGTATGGGAGGCCTTTCAATAGGCAGTGCAGACAATATCTCTTATAACTATGATATAGATCAATCAAATAATTCGGCACTAGTGGGCGGAGGAGATTTCACCGCATCCACTAGCCCCGAGTTTGGTAACAATCGTCGTTGATTAGTCGTCGTTTGCTAGCTTAGCAAAGTATGACATTGTATCATCGTCATCGTTGCTATTCATTTCAGCTGCAGTAACTGGTTCTGCAACTTTATACGATGGTGCTGGCTCAGGAATATTCATCTGAGTCTCTTGTTGCATCGTAGGTGCACCAGATGATACAGCCTCTTCACCAAGAACACGAGCCAATTTGGCTTTCAAATCATCATATGACTTATAGTTCTTTGGATCTGTAAACTCAGACAAGTCATGAAGTTGATTATATACACCTTCAAGCTTTGACTCATCACCATCATACAACTGTGAAGCCGAAGCGAATTCAGACTTATCGTAATTACGATAGCCTTCAACGTTACGAATCTTCAACTTAAAGTCTGCACCTTCCCAGAAATCGAATGGATTAATAGGAGTTTCGTCTGCAAACTGAGGTTGCATGACATCCATGATCTTATCAAAGATCTTCTTGCCAAATTTATAGAGGAATACCTTACCTTCGTTATGAGGAGCAGATGGATCCTGTACAACCAATGCATTGACTACGTAATGGAGTCTACGCTTTTGAGTACGGGCTTTCTCTTTGTCTTCGTCATATCCTGAGTTCCAGAGTCGTGAGTTGAGTTCACCAACTGGATCAGGTTGACCAATAGAAGTAAGGCTGTTTTCGATATACCAAAGACCGGTCGGTCCTTTGAATCCATGATCCCAATATCTGACCCATGGGAGGTCGGAGCCTTCATTGGCTGGGAGGAATCGTAGAACTGCATAACCATTTCCTGCTTTATCTACTGTGGGTTTCCAAATTCGTTCGTCAGTGTAAGACTTGGTTTCGGTTGAACCACCACCAGCTTTTTCTGCTGCTTGAACGAGTTTAGAGATTTGATCGCGATTGCGTTTTAAGTTTTCGAATGACATATTTGTATTCCTTGTATTTGCTGTAATATTGCTGTATTATACCATAGTATGGCTGTAATGTATACCTATATATATTCATCTCACTCAAAAAGGGCAGAGTCGATAGAATTAGTTTTAGGTAAGAAGTTGAGCTCCATTGCTTCAGCTTCGAGTTTATCTTTAATGATAGGTGATACAAACTTCTTGACATCTTCTGGTTCGATATCGTTCTTATCACATACATATAAGATGGCTTCCATATAGCTGATACGTAGTTCAGCTACTGTATTCTCAATGAGTTTAGAGAATTTACTTTTTGTTAAAAATTGATCTTCAACCGTCATCAGTTACCTCTTCAGTCCAAATCCTATAATAAAATTGAGGACCCAATATATCAACCTCTTCGATTGGATACCCGTTCTCAGTCAACCAAGCAGGAATATTCCCGATATTATCGGGAAACTCCTTTGGAAAACCGTACTTCCAACCATTCGGTGGATCAATTAGAGTTATCGTCTTCATCAATACTCCAATCTACATCAAATCCACCTTTACGATCAGTCACCCAATCCTCATCCTCGTCATCGTGACCGTATTGGTACATTAACTCTACTGCATCATCGTGACGAGGGTGAGCTTCATCTGAAATGGCATCTTCGAATTCTTCTTTTGTGCCTTCCCAGTCATTCTCTAATACGATATCTTCGATTTCATAAAACATGATACGAGTTACCTGATGATATTCTCTACATACTACTCTCATTTATCCATCACCCTTAGTAAGATTGTGTCTGCATTGATACGACCATTTGGAACAGTCGACTTGGTTGTGAGTGTCTTCCATTCCTTATCGATCTGATTAGGAGTCTTCTTTAAGACGATTGGAAGGAAAGCATCGGGCTTTCGAAGTCGAGTACACCTACTCAATGATATATCGATGTTCTTCAAAGTAGATCCACTGACTTCGAAGCCCTTTGCCGCATTAGTCACGAATTCGGTCATCGTACGAGTCTTCGTATTGAAGGTGAAGAGACGGTGAGCACCGACCATTGAGAGAGGAGCTATTGATACGATCTTGTACTCACTGTCCTCTTTCTTGTACTTAACCTTCGTGACTTGCTTATCTGCTGCTTTTGGCTGTTTCACGCGTGATTTGCGTGTTGCTTTTGCAGCAGACTGAAGACGGTCTAGATCTGATAGCATAGATTCGCAAGCTTGCACTCGGAACTTTAGTTCCTTTCGCGAGAGGTGTGCATAACCTTCGACTGCATCAGGACACGCCTTCGTATAAGCGTCATTATAATCACTTAACCAACCTTCTATCACATTACGAACAGGTTTTGTCGCAGAGGATGGTAAGCCATGACGCTTAAACTCTTGATATAGATCGAGTGATGCATTCTCACCTTCGATCCATTTGTCTTCTAGATCTAATAGATCTTGCATGATCGTATTAGATATCTTACGTTGTAGTCTTTCCATGGGTGAGATCGTAGGACGAACAACTTCAGCCTTTTCGGCTTTCTTATCCTTTATAATCTCTTTACCCATGGCAATCATTTCGGACAGCCACTTCGAAAGTCCACTCGAATAAGAACGAGTCTGATCGGTGTCATTCGATTCGGGAGAATGCGTAAGCCAAAATGCTGTGGCTGCCCGATACGGTGCAGAGTAGAACTTGTATTCAGGACATGCCATGATATATTGCAAGTTCACACTCTTTTTATGCTTCTCTTTGATATAAGACTTCAATGTCTTAGCTAAATCTGAATTTGATACTTCGGTTTGGAAGTACGAGAGTACTGCTTCAAAGCCTTTCTCAATAGGAACACCAGCAATACCAGTACGTACACGACGTGGAAGCTTCTTTGCTTTTTTACGAATAGCCATAATTAACCTCTCCTCATTTTTGCGTATATTTCTGGGTTATCTCCTCGACCGACCGGTACTGTGTTTGACTTGTGAAGAGTGGCAAGTCCGACGATGTATTCTCCTGAATACGTGTTCTCTCTTGCCTTTCCTTGGATGGGTGTAATGATGTCCGACGTCTCGATGCTGCTACGTGTTGACGCATAATTTGGGATACTCGAGCCATTAGATTTCTCCGCATTCTTTAACTGTGAAGGATGTACACCACGAGACATTAACCATTTATCGTGGTCAGATTGTGCCTTTTCCCAGCCAGGTTTGCGTTTGGATCTTTTAGATTTATGTATTACTCTCTCACGAATCATATGCATAGTCATATGTTAGCTCCTTCTTTATTATAGATCTATTCTACCATAGTTTTTAGGAGTTGTACATGCTTATTTTAGTTTTTTGTTAATTTTTTTTCAGACCAATTACTGGTCGACCAGTTTCTTTATTAGGTACTTCTAACTGTTCTATTAAATTTGTACTATCAGACCTAACTAATAAACCGCCGTATATAAAACGAGGATTTGTATTGCCGCTAAACTCTTGTGGCAAATGATAATCATCTACGTCAAATACTACTGCTCTTCCAGGTTTATTTACTACACGTTCAGCATTCTCAATAAATGTTTTTTTACTTGTACGAGGAGTATAACGATGCGTACATTCATACATATCAAATGGTGAAAAGTAAGTACCGCCTCCCCATGCATCATCCCAGACTTCGTTAGCGTATATCAATATACGTTTCACTCGCGAGCGTAACGAGGGACAATCTTCTGGTTCAAAATCAATGTGTGGCCACATAGTTGGTTTATCTGGTTCAAGTTTGAACATAAACCTAAAATTATGCATACGAACCCAATTGCGGTATATATGCTGATAGTTTCCCATAAAACTAAGAGAAACACCTACATCATCGATATAAGAATTATGTACATGCTTTTTTACAGGATGTTTCTCGTCTGTTACACCTGCATCATTTTTTTCAAAGAAACTTCTGTAATCTTTTAAGAAATGCTTGGCATGTGGATGGTCGAATATTTCTATCATGATGAGCTAATTACCAATGACGCACATTTACCACCAAATCCAAATGAGTTGTTTAATACAAAATCAATATTAGTTTTAATAGGATTTTTTACTACTCTTTCGAACTCTGTATCTACACAGTTTTGGGTATGTGGTATAATGTTATGTTGAATAGAAAGTAATGAATAAATGGTCTCGAGTATTCCAGCTGCAGCGAATGTGTGACCTATTTTACCTTTATTTGATGTTACTAAATAATCACCAACTTTTGATATCGCTTCATATTCTACTTTATCTCCTATCATAGTTGATGTTCCATGGGCATTTACGTAATCAACGTCAAACACTTCTGCGTTTGCCATTGCTTTATTCATTACACTAACACCACCAACACCACTAGGATTTGTACGATCAAAAGCATCTGATGCATGAGCTACTGGATATAAGTAGCCATATATATTAGCACCTCTAGCAATTGCATTATCTTCACGTTCAAGGATCATGCAGCCGGCGCCTTCACCCATGACAAAGCCTTCACGAGAATTGTCAAATGGCATAGACTTATTACCTAATGCACGTAATGAAGTAAAGACTTCTAGATCTACCTCGTTTACACCATTATCAGATCCACCAACAACAACATAATCATATTCATCGAGAAATCTCATAGCCATATCAATGGTTACTAGGCCAGTAGCGCATGCAGATTGTGCAGCAAAGTTTATACCAGTAAATCCATAATGCTGTGATATTACTCCAGCTGTAGAATCAACCGGTAAGTTGAGTGCTTTGAGAGGATGCATACGTTCTGTGACAGCCATCATTTCATATAAGCCATCTTTACTACAACAAGTAGAATAGAATACACCTACATTAGAGCTGTATTCTATATTTGCATCTTCTAAAGCCTGATGCACACTATGCATTCCTGTATGCATCGATCTAGGCATATTTTTAAGAAGCTTTGGATTAAAATCATTCGGTAATACAACATCTGTAGTCGGTATATGACAACGATCGACTTTGACAGCTTTTCGAGGATATACAATATCATCAAAATGTCTGTCATAGATGTTATTATCAATGAGATGATCAAAGCAATCTTTAGGATTATTACCTAAAGCGTCGATCATCCCAATACCGGTTACAGCTACTCTATTCATTGTCTATTCAGTTCTTTCTCTACTTGATTGTTGAGATCATCCCATGCTTTTGTAGCTGAGATCTTACCCATGATCATTTGATTACGAGCTAAACGATTTCGCATGACCTTTTTAGCTTGTAAGTCCGTATACTCAAGTAAGACATATGCACGATATTGAGTACCGTTCTGAATAATCTCACTCTCTTTTACATGATATCCAGCCACATCAGCATCAGCGATTAGATTACGAGTAGCCTGTTCGAACTCATGTGTGACTTTACTATCAAAGTCATCAGCACCTACTTTACCTTTGAAAGTCTTAAGCTGTGATCGTAGTCGACTGTCAATGCGATCAGCAAGAGTAGTCTTTGCTGCTAGAGTAGCGATATCAACTGACAATTGAAGGTCAGGTGTAACAGCTGTACCAACAGCATAGACTGCATCGTCTTTTTGTGGGATATTTGTATACCACTTAGGCATATCATCAATCTGATCAGCAACTTGCTTTGACTTATAATCAAACTCAATCTGAGACATCACCGCAGATGGTGGTACTTTCTCTGCACAAGCAGCCAACATACCGACACATCCTAACATAATATAATTCTTCATATCGATTGCAACCTTTCAATCAATTGATCTCGCATACCAGAAGTAACGAACCATGTTAAAACTTCAGGATACAACACAACCGTGAGTATACCTGCTATATATCCAATCATTAACTTAATCATAATCCACCTAAGCTCACTGTAGTTGATAATATAGAAGTTAACACCTTATCAAGTGAGGTGTCACTCGTAATACCAAAGAGGAATTGAGGTACATCGAATGTGCGCTTCACCTCTTGTGGTTTTTCTCGTTGAACCTCAATCACCATAGGTGGTGTCTTACAGTCATAACGAGTTATTGAGTTTACGACAGTGCCATCTTGATAAGATGATCGCTGTTCATAAAAACAATCTTTTGCAGAGACACTAGTTCCAATCGTTATCCATAGCAATAGTATCACGCATCTTGTCACCATAGTATTTCTCCGCATATTGTGGAGCATCAGTCCACGCATTAATATTATTACCGTCATACTTTTCATATGATTCGGTCTCAGTCTTACGAACACTATGGTCACGTATGATCTTCTTAGTAAATTTTTGAGAATGTTTGCGAATAACAGCCAAACGCTGTTCGGTTGTCATATCTTTAGTAATAGCAAATTTACTCATTCATAGCTCCTGTTTTCATTTTACTGGTCCATTCTACCACAAAATGGGGTAAATGTACATAGTAAAAACGCTATGAAGTGTAAATTTTTCTCAACATATCCTCAAATTGATCGACCTTCTCAACACGATTAGGCCAAAGGATATATTCCTTTTCAGGATTTTTCTTTAGATTAGACAACAAGGGCTGAATAGCATTATAGAGTCTATCCAGTTTTTCTTGTGTTGAAGTTGCTTTAACCTCAACATCTCCTACGGTCTTGAGTGCATCATGTACAGCCTGAAGTTCTGACTCATCAACAGCCGTAAAACCAAAATCAAACATATCATCAGACATATTCTTTCCTTCCATGCGCATAACGAAGAAAACACATATAAGTTATTATCATCCAGAACCAATCACCCTGCACGACAGATTGACTAATCACCCATGCCATAGGAGAAATAATTAACCAATCAAACCATTTTATTTGTAGCACATTAACATCCTCTATAAGTTGGTGGCTAACCGTTGGCCACCGCGGATGTATTGAGGCATCACCCTTAAATTTAGCAGAGCAATCGTATAAATGATTGGTGCGTTCTCCTTTTGTTAATGCAGGGCTTCCACCTACTCCCACCTCACTTTAACGTCTGCGTGTCCAAGACAATGCTATTTATACAATATTGGAGCGGGTACCCGGAATCGAACCGAGGTCTTTGGCTTGGAAGGCGATTGTAATACCATTATACTATACCCGCATTGGCGATTCCGGTAGGACTCGAACCCACGACCCACAGCTTAGAAGGCTGTTGCTCTAATCCAGCTGAGCTACGGAACCAAAAAGAAGGTGAGTCTTTCTAATGAGGGCGCTCTATAATTTCCCACCTGTGTCTTAATTTTAGAGTCGTTACAGGCTTAACCGCGTTATGTCGCTCGACTATTGGGATTCCAGTGGAGGAGTAAGTGAGAGAGGAGCTAATGATTACTTCACCCCACTGGAAACTGGTTAGACATGCTTTACTTCGATGCCAAATTCTTCTTCTTTCTCTCTCTTACCAGAGTACCAATCAATGCCGCTATTAAAATATGTATTCATCTCTAAAACCTCGATTTTAGCATCTTCATAGTTTTTACGAAGGACTTGAAAGAGATAAGATAAGTCATCACCAGTATATTCAACAATAGGATGACATGAGAACTTTGCATCGAAGATCTCGTCTGTACGGACACCTTCTTCGCCGATGAGAGGCATCTTAGACATTATGCAGCATCCGCTTCCATTAATAATGCCATCTGATCACAGAAGTGATGTAGCTCACCATTTGTCATATCTGACAACTTATCACTGATCCGGCGAGCATATGACTTACTCATTGCATCTGCAGCCATATAGTATGCTGACTCCTCAAGCTCTTGACGTTCAAAGTCAGCTAATTTGCCTGAAGGTACGCGCTCAGTCCAATACTCTGTATCAGCAGCTGATGGAAGTTTACCCATAAAACAACCAGGTTGCTTAGAAAACTCCTCAGCTTCAGCACGCTGGGCATCAATATAATCTATAAGTTTCTGTTCCATTATGCAGCCACCTTTTCAACAACAGAGAATGATACAACTTTTTTGTCTTTCCAAATGCTGTCGATAACATCAGTCAGACCGTCACGTGTATGACGACGAGTTTCCCACTTGTCGCCGTTTTCCATGGTTGCAGTGATGGTAAAATATTCTAGAACGTTTTTCATGTTTAGCTCCTCAGCTTCATTTTATAGATCTATTATACCTTGTTTTGGGCCATTTGTAAACAGTTAATTTCACTTTTTTTTAATTTTTTTTACCAAGTTCTTTCGTCACCGCTGATAGTTCTAAGTACTTTTAGTTCAGTCATAATATTCCCCTAACATATTAAAATATTCGTCAGTTGCATTTAACGGCACAACTAGGCAATCTTTGCCTCCCATATAGTATATATTTCCAAAATTAGTTATTGCTCTATCTTTTAATATTTCATTCGCTCGAGTGTTTATTACTTTAAAATCACACTCTTCGTATAGTTCCATAAACTTAAGACAACTAAGTATGCCTGATGACGAAAAGCTGTAAGTAAATCCATGTTCCCATAAGAAATCTTCTGGTAATAATTTTGCTATATCTTTTGAATAGAGAGTAGCCGATAACGGAAAATAACCTCCAGTAATACCTTTACCTTGTGTGAATATATCTGGCTTAATAGGTAAACTTTTCCATCCGCACCAATCTCCGGTCTTACCACCACCCATAAAAATATCATCGAATATAATATCAACATTGAATGTATTTCGTATAATTTCTAATTGATTCCAAAAAGATTCCGGTGGTTTCCTTAGTCCGCTAGCCCATTGACGTGATTCAATAACTACACACATGATCTTATCCCATGGTACTTTTGTCAAATCTTCGAATCGAATCTTATGTATCCAGTCAGGTCTCATTAAGTTATAGAATGGATCACTAAACAGATTTTCATCACCCATACTGTAGTTTAAGTACGTACTGCCATGATAGCTACCATAGAAACTAATCACACCTCTTTTATTTTTGTTACCTCTTAACTTATGTGCAGCTGCTGATAGTTTTATAGCACCTTCATTAGCGTCGCTGCCTGATAAGGCATAGAAACTATGATAGCCAGTCTTATTAAATAATTTTTCTTGTAACTGGAAAGCTATGTCATTCAGATATAATTCTGAATTTTCTGTTCCAAATAAGTCTTCAGCATTATCATAAACGTTGCTTAATAGATTATTTGAAACATGGTCAATAATGTCAGTTCTATCGAAACCAAGAGTATAGCAACCAAGACCCAAAAGAGGATCAATTTGCTTTTGTCCATTTTTAATATATCCAAATTGCCAGCGGTCAGGTGATTTAGAAACTAAACGTTGTCTGTTTGGTATAAGTCCATCATATCTTGCCATTGTGCAGCATAAACCTCTTCATGATCAATTTCAATTGATAACTCTTCTATATATTTCACACCATATAATTCTTCTTCAGTAGTGTAAGTTCTACCAACATCAATCAATCCCCATGATCTTGGAGTTATACAGTTATCATCACACCACTTTTCGGCATATGAATCATATGGTTTATGTTTTGCATGTTTATAAATGATTGTAAAATCTGCAGACCATGCCTCTTGATTTACTATCTTCGATACATAGTTATCTCTGTCATGGTAAATATCATATAATGGTTTGCCTACATGACAATAGTTTATACAAACTGTACCAGATTTTTGATTAAAATTAAATCTCTTTTGCATAGATTCTTCGAGTAAATAACGATCACGATGCTTAAACGTACATATGATTCTTTTACTACCTAAGCTTTCTAAGTGGTGTATTAGAGTATTGAATTCAACAACGTATTTTTGTATAAGAGTTGGAGCTGTATTAAAATATTCCGGCTCCATCATCTCTTCAAAATAAGTATGCAATATATTTAAGTCATTTGTATCAGGCAATTCTCTATGGTGTCTAATCATTTTGATACACGATTGCAGTTTTGCGATTAGTGTATCTTCAGTCCATTGATCATTGAAACCATGTATACGATGTCTTTCCCATATATCATGCACATTTTTCTCGATTTCTTTAAACCACATTTGACTAAAGTCATCGAGAAACGGGTAAATGTCTAGAGATTTCCCGTTATCAAACTTTACCTTCAAATACTTCATTACGATTCTTGAACTTTCTACCTCTAATTTCAACTAAACCTATAGTCGATAAGATTTCCATAATACGAGAGGGATAATCAATCCAAGTAGGATTAAAACTATAAACATCTGGATGATCATGATGTTCTTTATGATAAGAGCCTTCAGGATCATTTAAGCCAAGAGCTACCAACCACCAAGGAATGCTTCGAGTCTTACCTTCTCCTTCTGCATGTGAATATGCATCAATAACACCTAATCCATGAAACTCAATGAAAGATGCCATACCAAGTAAAGCAACACCTTCAATACCGAATAAAAGAAATACTAATGTCCATAGTGCAACAGCGATCACAATAGGATATTGACTAAAGAAGAATAGATGACGGTAATGTTTCATCAAATCAAAATAATATTTGCGATCTACATCTTCCCATACTGGCGGTTTCCATAAGTGAAAGTGAGATACTAATAAACCAACTCTACTTGGACTGTGAGGATCCATGTCTTTATCAACGTGAGCATGATGCAATCTATGAATAACAGACCACGTAAGAGGATCACCTGGAAATACATGACCAATAGTCATCGCAAATGTAGCGAAGAACCAATCGATTGCTTTGTATTTAAACTTCCACACACGGTGAGATAACATCTTATGTAAGAACGTTGACACAGTAAATACTTGTAATAGGACAAGACCGATAACAATTGGCAACTGCCAATATAATCCTTCTAAATAAATATTATTGTATATAAACGTTGCAGCTAATGCGTGAATCGCAAGAGCAACAAATAATCTATATGGACATATACTCATCGTAAAGCTTTTCCTGTAGTTCGTATGCTTCTGCTTCCCATGGCAGAGCCATGTATTCGTCTGTGGTACTAAATAGAGATAGGTACTCAACACCTTCCCAAACTTTAATAATTCCACGATCTTTCATCTGTCCACGTTCAGCTTGCCGTACATGGACCATCTCATGAAAAACTGCAGTAATTAAGTCTTCTTCAATAAGACCAGTTTGGAGTTCGATGTTGTGTTCTCCCTTATCTATATATGCGTGATAGCCATCTACATCGTCTTCAAAGTCAACAAGTTCAATGCTAATATCTAAATTCTTTTTACGAGGCATCAATTTGTTTAATGCAAAATAAAACGCTTCTTCTATTAAGACTTTTTCGGCATCAGTACCGCCTTGAACATCTAGATAAATCATAATAAACCTCTCATTTAGGTCTATTATACAACATCTTTCTCTAATTGTACACCTTTCTTTTTAGGTGAAACGATTACTTCTACGTTTTTAGGTAACTTAATCTTAGCTGCAGCATGAAAATGGTGAATCTTAAATTTTGTATTTTTGAAGTCGTTAAACATATTCTGCCACAATGGTCTCCAGTTATTGGCTAATCGATGGTTATTCATATTGCCTCTATCGGAGTTAAGTACTAAGTCAGTATAACTTCGTAGATTAAAGTCAAGTATAGAATCAAATCCATACATATGAACTTCATCAGCCTTTAGCTTTTCACATGCATAATATGTAGCCATATGACCACAGTTAAAATCTGTGTAGTTAGCTGCATATTTAGGAAGTTTCGTATAGAACTCTTTAATACGATGTGATATTTTCATATGAAAGCTAGTATGTTTTTCACAATATAATTTAGGTCTCATACCACAGATCCACTGACCGGGTGGATCGATCTCACCTTTCTTGATTGTATCAATAAACTTAAAATCAACGATACATGTAGCATAAGCACCAATATCAAAAGGTGGTATGTTACAAGTTAGTTTTAAGCCTTTTCGCTCTTCATGTTGATAAATTGGAGCGCTATCACCATTCCCCAAAATATGTACAACCCTAGGCATTCATCATACTCCTAATACGTTTATTGCCTTTTTCTCCGGTCCAATGCATGACCTTGATCTTACCTTCATATCCGTCATTCTCTACTTGCAGTCTGACAACGTTATACTCGTTTGGCAACGGATTAATATGCTTTAATTGTGTAATTGGATTGAGAAGTGAATGGAGTACTTCTTGATCCCCTACCTCTTGCTTCCTTCTTACTGCAGCTGTCCATTCTTTCAATACATCGGGTTTATGTATAAAGCCAACTACACCTGAATTATACCATACTTCACCACGCCTTTTTGTCCATGGTTTATCTTCGACCATATTCAACATACCAGGTTTTAAGAGATCAAAGATGTCATCAATGTTCTCTTGAATGATACAGTCTGTATCTAACCATACTGTCTGTATCGAAGGACAATGCCACATCGTTGCTGGTTTATAGAACCAGCCCCTCTCTGGGACGTCATTACTCATTTGCATTACAGCCTGAACTTCTTCACTCGCTTCAAGAGTGTGTATCATGCGACTGCTCATACCAAAGTCAGCGACGATCAGCTTAGTGGTATGTTTATGTTTACGGAAATTCTTTAGAAAAAACGGGATCTGCCATTCTGTTTTTTCATCACAACCCGTCAAAAAAGTTTTCGGAAAGATTTTTTTATCTGACATCTTCTATTACGTATCCTTCTCCATAACGATGTTTTGCCGTACAACCAGCTTCCACTTGAATAGTAGTAAAACTATCTGATGCAATACAAATCCATGGATAATACTCTTCTAACCATGGGAAGTTTTGAAGATTCATAAACACATCAGTTGAAGCAGGTCTTGTCTTAGCAGTTTCAATCATCTCTTTAGCGCCTTCTGGAGATACTATATATCCATGAGCTCCACCAAAATACGGCTTTTGAATTAGAGGTTGTACTCCAATTTCAAGCGGAGTCCTATATTTTCCATACGATGGCTTAGAGAATGTTAAGACTCTATCAAATTTAAGATCTTCTGGAAACGATCCTGTAACAACAGCATCATGTTCAAAGATAATGATATTTTCATTCAACTCAATTGCTTTTTCCCATAAACTCATATGAGAACAAAATGCTGCCATACAGTTTTGAGTGCGAGAATACACCTCATGAAACCCCTCAGGTGGGATCCCTTTCGATTCCAAGATCTTTTGTGGTCTATCTTTTGGTGTAGTAGCTTCGTGCATTTCTACTTCAAGTCCATACTTCTTAGCAGACTTGATGCATCTCTTCGCAGCCTGTACAGACTTTTCAAAGGAACTAATCGTAATTACAAAGGCTTTCATGTTTTAATCCGTCGTGGTTGATGGTAATCCTTGAACTACTGTATAATATTGCTGAGTAACACCCATTTTCTTAATGAGTTGTTTACACATGATAGCATCATTAGGCCATAGTCCATATTCTTTAACTGCTTGTACTACAGCTTTAGCACCAGCAGGTTTAATTATGTATGCGCTGTTTCCAGCTAAACCTTGAGGAACATCAAAGTTATCGATAGTTGGGATTGGGACGATATCTTTATTATAGCTCTTTACCTTTTCGCTGAACTTACGGGCTAATCGAGTAGCTCCGATAGGATCATTTACACCAACGATATTGAATTTAGACTCTAAGATTGGTTGAGGATCGAGTCTATGCAAAAATCTTGAATCATGTTCTAATACTAATATTGGTTCATTAGTCTCAATTGATTTTAGCCATAACTTATAATGACTCAAAGCACAGGCCATACGAGCAAGAGGATCACGTGTTTGATATGCACGTTTTCTCATACCACTCTTTATGTCTCGTACTTCTCCATCCCATGGGTAGTTCCATGTAAGATCATATTTTTCCATCTCTACGCCTACGGCAGGTGGAATGACTGCATCAA